TTTATCCTTGAATTTCAGCTTGATCCTAAAGATGCGGTCAACCTCATCTTCACTATCTTCCTCCGCCTTCTCCAGCGAATTGTACACAAGCATCGCGTAGCCCGCAATATCCTCCCAGTGGTCTTTTTCACTAGGGTCACCACAAAGGATACGCGCAAGCTTCATTGAGATCATCTCCAAAGCTTCCGTCTGCTCGCTATCCATCCATTCCCAATTCAAGGTGTCGCGAAACATCCTTTTGAACTTCTGGGATGTGTGCGCCACATCCTCATAGTCACCATGAGTAGTTTTTCGCTCTTCTAATACTTTCATATTTCCCTCGCTGGATCTTGTTCCACATACTTTTCCCATTCCCCGCACCAATCATCTACGGCGGTAATAGGCCAGAATGGTACGATAAAAGGGTTTGTCATACGAACTTTGGGGTCGTTATAACCGGGGCGTGGGGCGTAGCGTTTGCACAACCCCACTTTGTCATCGTCCACAGCATCGTAATCATGATACCTGCACGTTTCGCAGCTCATTTTTCAATCCCGTCATACCCATCAAGGGAAATGCTGTAGATGCGGGAATGCGGGATAAACAGCACAAGGACACCCTCTGACCACATATCTACATCATCTTTATGATCAATATTGAAAAACCCAACACCCCTCTCACCAACGCGAACCCCATCAGCCGTAACTTTGGCGGATGAATGGGTATCTTCTGTCCAATCAGCGTGTGTAACAACCAACCAAGTTTGCATCACTTCTCTCCGTTTTGAAAAAATCTGTTCTTTGTCCAGTAAGCGCATGTCCAATAGATATTCACATCCATAGCTTGGCGGATGCGGGGGACCATATCACCACTGGACGGGTTAAAATGGTCATAGAACGTATCATTCATGGGATTGCGACATACCATCCCACCTTCCGGGCGGTTCAGCATCCACGCGCATTTTGCGCATGTCTCTTCCCCAACCTCACCCTTAACCGCCAGCGTCACCATTGGCCCGGCTCCGCCATCTTCATGATCTCACCATGGTCCGTTTTATCCAAAACCTTCTTCTCAAAAGCTTCGCCAACCATAAGGAACACAGCTTCCAGTTCAGCCATTGACTCAGCAAACAGAATTGGTTCCGTAACCCCGTAAACCCTACCCTCCTTATCGTAAAACACCTCGCAGATGCCGAACGTATCAATGTCCTCACCCTTAAGCCTCTCCTTAACAACCCTGTAATTCCAACTCATCCATTCCTCCATTTGTGAAACTCACGGATCACTTCCAGTGAAACCTCAATTATCTCGCGGTAAACCACCCCCGCCAAGACGCACACAATAAAATCAGCAAAACTTATCATCTAACCCCTCTATCAACTCCAATATGTGTTTATGTTGATACCTCACGACCTCCTGTAAATTCTCAATCCTTTTTTCAAGGGCAAGAATTTGCTTACGCAGGTCAATAATGTGGTCAATCGTCACGGAATCAGCGTGCCTATCCGTCGGTGTGTAAGGCCCAAGCCACTTAATGTTCGTCATCACCCACCCCTTTTCCCATACGAATCAACATAATACTCGGACTAAAGGCGGTCAACCTTTAATATAATTTGACATAACGTAAACTCATGAATATTATTCAACTCATGAGCGAAACTAATGAATCACCATTTCCAGAACGTCCTTACGGCAAGCGTTCGAAGACGGGGAAACGCATGGGTAGAAAACCGACGAAACCGCCTGTTGAGAAAAAGCAGCCGGAAATCGAGAAGAAAACCCGTAAGCGCAGGTTGCAGGATAGTGATCTGGTAAAGAAGGCCATTATGGGTCTTGCTAAACGCCAGTTCACGTTGGATCAGATTGCGGATGTGGTGGGCGTCAGCAAAACGTGGCTGAAGGAAAATTACCAGCAGGAAATTAAATCCGGCAGGGAAGTCGCGGATGCGTTGGTCGTTGAGAACTTATACCAGCAAGCGATGAAAGATACGCCCGCATCAATTCAGGCGGGTATTTACCTGACGAAGGCTCGCCTTGGGTGGAAGGATAAACCTGACGAGGACAGCAGACCACAAGTTGTTTTTAATTTTGGTGAACTATCTTACGAAGAACGCCAAGTATTGATGGAAAAGATACAAGAGAAAAAACGTTTAGCCGCTAGAACAATTGAAGGTGAAATAGTCAGCGATGAGTAAAATACTACACGCGAAGACTATGGAAGAGGCTATTAATCAGTACCCAGAGGCGGCTGAGTTAGAATTAGATCGACTTAATTGCGAAGAAAGTCTTGTTAATTTTGTTGAAGGTGCATGGAAATACATTGACCCAAACCCCTACGTCTACGGATGGCACTTGGAGGCCATTGCTGAACATCTTCAAGCAGTTGCGCGAGGAGAGATCCGCAGACTTGTCATTAATGTCCCACCAAGAACTTCGAAATCGTCTATGGTCTCTGTATGTTTCCCAGCATGGGTCTGGGCACAATCAGAAACCGGACCATTATCTGGACCACATGTCCAATTCCTCTTTGCATCCTACGCCCAATCTCTCTCTATCAGAGACAGCATAAAAACGCGCCGTCTGCTGGAAAGTAAATTTTACCATGACAGGTGGGGCAGCAAGTTTAAGATTACGTCCGACCAAAATACCAAAGTACGTTTTGATAACGATAAGGGCGGCTATCGCCTCGCGACCTCTGTGGATGGGGCTTTGACGGGTGAAGGCGGGTCCGTAATCGTGGTGGATGACCCTCACAACGCCAATGAGGTGGAGTCGGATCTTGTCCGTCAGGGTACGCTGGAGTGGTGGGATCAATCCATGTCCACCCGTCTCAACGACCCCAAGACAGGCGCATACATCGTTATCATGCAGAGGCTCCATGAGTCTGACCTAACCGGGCATGTGCTGGAGAAAAGCAGGGGCGAGTGGGTCCATGTCTGCCTCCCCATGCGCATGGAGACGGATCGCCGATGCATCACGCAGTGGTTTGTGGATGATCGCGAGGAGGGGGAACTCCTTATTGAGGATCGTTTTGGCGAGGCAGAAGTTAAATCTCTAGAAAGCTCTCTTGGCCCATTTGCGGCGGCTGGTCAGCTTCAACAGCGCCCCAAACCAAAAGGCGGCGGTATTTTTAAGCGTGATTGGTGGGTTCTTTGGGACGAGGCGGTCTCCGGTGCTGAAGGCTTACCTAAAACAGTTTTTCCGACATTCGAGTATATGATCGCGTCGCTGGATACCGCGTACACCTCAAAACAAGAGAATGACTTCTCCGCGATGACCATCTGGGGAGTGTGGACGGATCGTCAGGATAACCGTCGCCTCATGCTGGTCTACGCGTGGCAGGACAGGTTGGAATTCCCGCAGCTTACGAAAAAGGTGGCGGAGCTTTGCACCAAATTCAAAGTGGACAAGCTCCTCATTGAATCTAAGGCGGCGGGGTTATCCGTCGCGCAGGAGTTGCGCGCTACTTTTTCCCGAGAAGATTGGGGCATCCAAACCGTTGACCCGGGCAGAGGTGACAAGGTAGCGCGAGCGTATGCGATCCAGCATCTGTTCGCTGACGGCATGGTTTACGCGCCGGATTACGAATGGGCAGATAAGCTTATTACTCAGGCGGAATCGTTTCCAAAAGTAACGCATGATGACTTAGTTGACAGTATGACTCAGGCTTTACTTCACCTCCGTGTAATTGGATTTGCTCAAAAGCCTCAAGAACTTGTAGCGGAACGTACAGATAGTATGCTATACAGACCGCAAAAGCCTCAACCACTTTACCCGGTGTAATAAATGCCATTAGCCCCGATGAACATGCGTCAGAATCCCGTCGCAGGGAATTATCCAGACATGGAGTCGGTGGATATTGACTTGGATGCGGGTGAAGACACGGAAGCCACAATTGACCCAAAGTCCGGTTTTATTAAAATCGAACTCCCTGATGGTTCCGTCACCATTAGTATGGGCGGCGTTGTGCCCGGCACTAAAAGCGATGATTTTGAAGCTAACTTAGCGTTAGAGATTGAATCATCCGCATTGGGTAGCATTGGGTCGGAATTAATTCGCCTCATTGAGGAGGATGATAAGTCACGCGATGAGCTGCTCCAGCAGTACACGGCTGGCCTTGAACTTCTTGGGACTAAGATTGAAACACCCCGCTCTAACGCTTCAGATGGCTCTACGGCGGTTGAGGGGCAATCCACAGTCCGTCATCCCCTCCTCCTTGAGGCTATCGTGCGTTTTCAAGCGAACGCCCGTGGGGAACTTCTCCCATCTAACGGTCCTGTAAAGGCACGTAATGATGGCATGGAGACACTTCAGGCGGATTATCACGCGAATGAATTTGAGAGAGACTTTAACCATTACCTAACGGTCACCGCCAGTGAATATTACCCGGACACGGAACGTATGTTCTTTGACCTTGGGTTTGGTGGGACCGCATTTAAAAAAGTATATTATTGCCCTATTCGTCGCCGCCCTGTGTCGGAATTTGTCCCATTGCGCGACATCATTATCTCCAGCGCGGAAACATCCGCTTGGTCAGCCCAGCGCGTCACTCATGTCATTAAGATGCCCCCAAGCACTTTGAAGCGTATGCAGCTTCTTGGTATCTACAGGGATATCGCGATGACAATCCCACAGCCACCTAAAAAGAATGTGGTTGAGGAAAAAATTGAGAGTATGCAAGGGGTTGTACCTAATATCTCCAATCAGATGGAGACGGAGGTACGCGACATATACGAATGCTATTGCGAATTGGATCTCCCCGGGTTTGAGCATGAGGAGAAGGGCGAGAAGACTGGGTTGCGCCTCCCATACCGCGTCACATTAGACAAAAGCAGCAGAGAGATTCTGGAGATCCGCCGTTGGTGGAAGCCGGAAGACCAATCTTACCTCCGCAAGCAGGTGTTTGTGGATTATATTTTTGTCCCGGGCTTTGGGTTCTATGGCCTTGGGTACCTTCACCTTCTCGGTAATACCACGATGACGTTGACGGCGGGAACCCGCCTCTGCATTGATAACGGGATGTTCGCTAACTTCCCCGGCTTCCTTTACGCAAAAGGTGCTGGAAGACAGAACACGAACGAATTCCGCGTCCCACCGGGCGGCGGTCTCCCGATTGATACAGCGGGTCTACCCATTCAAAACGTCGTCATGAACCTCCCTTATCGCGGGGTAGATTCATCCTTCCTTAACCTCCTCCAGATGGTTGAGGAAGGGGGCCAGCGCCTTGGCTCAACGGTAGAGGTTAATGTCGGTGAGGGCAATTCAGAAGCCCCAGTCGGCACAACCATCGCGATGATTGAACAAGCTCAGAAGGTTATCTCTTCTGTGCATAAACGTATGCATGCGTCACAAGCGCGTGAATTCCAGCTCCTGAAAGAGCTGTTTAAAGAAAGCCCAGAAAGCTTCTGGGAAAATAACAAGTACCCTGCTTTCCCATGGACCCCCGACGCTTTGTTGGCGGCTTTGGATAACGTGAGCATTGTGCCTGTGGCTGATCCGAATACCCCGTCTCATTCGGCGCGTATTCAAAAAGCCATGATGATTAAACAACTACAATCCGCGAACCCACAACTTTACGATGCGAAGTCTGTGGATATGCGCGTATTGACCATGATGGGGATTGAGGACGCTTCCTCGCTATTCGCCCCGCCCGCACCTCCGTCTGGACCTGACGCTAATACTGTCATGGCACAAGCGAAGATGATGGATGCCCAAGCCCGCCAAGCTGAAGTCACCATCAAAGCTTTTGATGCGAAAGCGGATGACGACAACCGCGTCGCGGAAAGAGAAAGCAAAGAGCGTATAGCGATGCTTCAGATGGCCCGTGAGCTTACAGTTCACCCAGAGGGTGCTCAAGAAGCTGAAAGTTTCCTTGGACCAAAAATTAAAGAACTTGTACAAAACCCATCAGTATGATTACGTAGAGTAATCCCCGGAGTTATAAAATGAGCCACTATAAACACGAAGCAAAGTCCGCGTCCCAAGCCAAGATGAAGCGCATGGGTTTGCATAAAGAACATAAGTCGGAAGAGTTTAATGATGTGGGGCCATACGATGGCGTACCGCAGTTGGATTCCGGCAACGCTGGTCAGTGGCCTAAGGGCAAGCAGCGTTTCAAGCGCGGCGGCAAGGTGGCTCATCTTGAGGGGGATAAGGCTCGCAAGAACCTTGGCAAGTCTGCCCGCAAAAAGCGTGATGATGGCGGTCGCCTCCCGGGAGAAGCAGCACAAAACGCACTTGCTTATCGCAAATCAACAGATGCTGATAAAGAAGCAAATCATCAATTTTATCAATCATTTAATCCATTTACGCAAGAGGGGACACCAGACAAGGTTGTGGCCTCGCAAATGGCTAAGAACAAAGCCCATCAAGGATACGAAAATTCTTTGTCACAGACTGGTTACGATAGAGAGCCATCTGAAATTATTACGCAAAAAAGCAATCAACCACGCGGCTTTTTGCAACGTTTAAGTGATTGGGCAAATGACACCGAAATGAAAAACGGTGGCCGCACCAAACATGCTCGCGGCGGTATCCCTAAAGGTTCCCCAGCCAAGCGTCAGGCTATGGTTGCGGCTCTTTCTAACCGTAAGAAAAAGGCTGGTATCCCGTCTGGCCCGGCTGCTCCTCGCGGCCCAATGATGAATATCCCTACCCCTGCTGGTGCTGGTGCGCCCGCAGTGCAGAATTCAATGATGCATAAGAAGGGTGGCGCGGTTAAGCACCCTGATGAAGCAGAAGATAAGAAGCTTATCCGTAAGGAAGTAAAAGCAGAAGCCTTGAAGCATCGCCCTCATCGCGATCTTGGTGGGAAAGCCACTAAAAAGCCGGGGACAGTTTACCCGAATTATGAAAGCTATGAACACGTTGATCCGTCAACGTATGATTGGGAAACAAGCGATTCTAAAGCAGATGATTACGGTAAGCCAAATCAATGGCTTTTAGACCGTATGGAATACGCTCAAGAACGCAAGAGTGACAATGATCCGTCAGAAAACCGTGGTCAGGGTCCAGTTGCTCACAAGCATGGTGGCCGCGCAAAGAAGTTTGCTGGCGGCGGCATGACTATGGCTCCAACAAACGCTATGGGTATGCGTGGTTCGCCTAACCAAGGTAATTTTGGAACACCTCCGGGTATTGGCCCGAATGGTCAACCAATGCGCGGTGGCATGGGTGGCTACATGGGTCACCCTCCAATGGCTTTCCCGGGTGGTAATCCGGGTGGTCCTCTGCAGGGTGGTGGTTCTATGGGTGGTTTTGGTAATGGCCAACCTGTTACATCCGGCCCAATGCAGCCTATTACTGGTGGATATGGTTCACTTCCAACGGGCGGCGCAATGAATAATATGCCGGGGTTTAATGCATCTGGCGTTTATAAAGATGGCGGTCGCATTCAACGCGCTTCCGGTGGGCGTACAAAGGGTAAAACAAACATTGTAATCAATGTGTCACCACAGGGCAGCCAGCCACCTGCCATACCTATGCCTCCTGCCCCTCCTATGGGTGGTATGCCTCCAATGCCTCCTCCGGGAGCTGGCGGCCCTCCTATGCCCCCTGCGGGCGGCGCTGGTGGTCCTCCTCCACAATTGGCACAGGCTCTTGCTGCGTTGCAGGGTGGCCCATCGCCAATGGCAAGAAAATCTGGTGGGCGTGTCCATCAGGAAACGGAATTTGGCTCCGGTAGCGGCCTTGGTCGTCTAGAAAAGCCAAAATGGTACAAGTGATAAAGGAGAAACATGTCATCACTTGATCTGTTCTTGTTTCGAAGGATTCAAGAGCGTTTGGAAGAAGAAAAAAGAAACCGCTCAGAGGTAATTCTGGGCGGTTCAGCACAAACCTTAGAGGAGTACAAATACGCGGTTGGGTACCTGAATGGATTATCCGACGCAATTATCTGGGCAAAAGAGATCAATGATCAATTGATCGGCATTAACGAAAAAGCGAGATAAAATGGCTAAGAATAGTATGAAAATGACTCATACGGTTGACCCCGTAAATGAGTTGCGAGAGTCTGTAGGCGATCTTTCCGGCATTAAAATCTATAACAATTGGATTTTGTGCGCGATTTATAAGCGCCCTGAGAAGACTGCAAGCGGAATTATCCTCACCGACAATACCCGTAAAGAAGATGAATATCAGGGTAAGGTAGGATTGGTCCTCAAGAAAGGCCCATTGGCTTTTGTGGACGATGAAACAACAACTTTTCAAGAACAAAACGTGAACATAGGCGAGTGGATTGTTTTCAGATCGTCTGATGGATGGTCTTTGACCGTCAACGGAGTGCTTTGCCGCATGATGCAAGACATTCAGATCCGCATGGCCATCCCTTCACCTGATGTGGTGTTCTAATGGAGGGCATTATGGATCTAGAACCAGTAGATATTGTCATTGATACCGAGAAATTGGCGGATAAACCTGCCGCAGCAATTGATCTTGGTGCAAATGAACCGCTTAAAGTAGAAGCGGCACCTGAAAAACGAAACACGGAAGACGATGGGATTGAGCTTCTTAAACAGCAGCTTGAAGATCGCCGCCGTGAAGCGGAAGAAGCCAGACGCCAGAAAGCACAAGTTGAGCAAATTGCTGTACAACAACAGGCTCAGCTACGTAATTTTCAGTTTCAAGCGTCTGATAGCCAGCATACATCGTTTGTAAATGCCATCGCGGCGTATGAACGTGATGCGGAAATGCTGGAACGTGAATTGGCGGCTACATTAGAAGCCAATGATTACGCTAAGGCAGCCAAACTTCAACGCCAAATGGGTCAAATTGATAACCGATTGATGACTCTTCAGCAGGGCCGAGAGGCTTTGGAAGATAAAATACGCACACAGCAAGCAGAGGCACAGCAACCGCAGCGTCAAATGCAACCCCCTGTGCATCAACAGAACCTTGATCCTGTTGAATCGCAGATCGCGACCCTTAGTGAAGCTTCCAAGCATTGGATACGTCAGCGCCCAGAGGTCATTACTAACCCACAGATGAAAGCTTTGATGACTGCGGGTCATTTTGAAGCTGTAGCGAAGAATATTCCGGTCGAATCACCTGAATATTTCTCTTACATCGAAGGTAAATTGACCAATGACGGCCAACCTCAACAGAGAACAGCCGCCCCAACGCGTCAATCCATGGCTTCAGCACCCGTATCACGCAGTGCAGCACCCGTAACGCAAAATGGGCGCTCAATGACAATTAATCTTACACCTGAAATGCGAGAAATTGCCCGCGCCAACGACATGTCGGACGAGGAATACGCAATGTACCGCCTTAAAGAGATCCAATCAGGTAACATAAGGGCTTAATATTATGACAAACACAAAAGTAGCACGTAAAAGCACGTATGATCGCCCAGAAGAGGTGATTGAGATTAATAACGAAGTAGAGGCGGCCCCAATCGCATCTAAACCACGCGGTCTACGCGATGCGGCGCTTCGTGCGGAGCAAATTCGCGACCGTATGCGTAACAATGAGCAGAACCTTGATCATTATGACGAGTTTTTCATTGACCCACGCGTTGTTCCAGAAGGTTGGGACTACAATTGGAAGCGTTTAGAGATCGCTGGCATGAAAGATCCTGCGTATGAAGTCGAATTGCTTCAGGCGGGCTGGGAACCAGTGGATGCTTCGCGTCACCCTGACATGGTACCGCCCGGTTATAAAGGTGCGATCACCAAAAAGGGTATGATTTTGATGGAACGTCCATCTGAAATCAGCAACATCGCTAAACAACGTGAGCTTTCAACGGCCCGAGAAGCAGTTGCCGCAAAGGAACGCGCTCTTGGACTTGCTCCTAGCGGTCAGTTTGAGCGTGATCAAAGTAAAACTGGTGTACGTAAATCGTATTCACCAATGAGTGTACCTACAAATTAACAATAAAGGGGGCTTCGGCCCCCTTTTTTCTATTGCGAGCATAATTCTTATTGTGTATACATGCTCACATAACTCCGCTACGCGCCGTAGTGGGCTTCCTCGTTTGAAAACACCGTGACACGCCGTCGCACAGTTTTCTACCGAAAAGGAGCAACCTATGGCGAACACTTCAGCGCCTTTTGGTTTCCAACTTGCCGGATTTCTGGACGGACGCACTGGTTCTTTGGGCCAGTCCACGTATCAGATTCAGTCTGGTCTTGGCTATAATCTCTTCACAGGCGACCCTGTTGCTATTTCTGGTGGCTATGTAATTCAGGCTACTGCTGGCACGGGCGCTATTCTCGGCGTTTTCATTGGCTGCGAATATTATTCTTCGGCGGTTAACCGCGTCATCTGGTCGCCTTATTGGCCAGCTTCGACGACCGTTCCGACTGGAACTGTAATTAATGCGTATGTCATTACTGACCCACAGGCGACCTTCAAGGTTCAGTCTTCGGGTTCGGCTGCCGTTACTCAGGCTAACGTAAATTCGAACATTGACTTTGCTGGTAACTCCCCAGCTTCGCCATCGACAGCCCAGACACTCTCTGGCCAGTCAACGGCTTACGCCAATCAGGCGAACATCAGCACTTCGACCACGTATGCTTTCCGTATCCTCGGCCTCGTCACTGCTCCTCCGGGCGCAAACGGCACGGATTCGACAACCGCTTACAACCAGATCCTCGTTGCCTTCAATAATCAGACTCTTCGTCTGACTGCTGGCTCGTAATAGGAGTAATGTCACATGGCTATTAATCTTTCACAGATTCGTGACCTTCTCCTCCCGGGCCTCCGTGGGGTTGAAGGTAAGTACGCGATGATCCCATCGCAGTACGACAAGGTGTTTGAAATCACCAAGTCAAACATGGCGCTCGAACGTACCGCAGAAATGCGTTACCTCGGTCTCGCCCAGCTCAAGAACGAAGGTGGTAACACCCAGTTCGATAACGCTGCTGGCGAACGCTACGTCTACAATCAGGAGCATAATGAAATTGCTCTTGGTTACTCGATCACCCGCAAGGCGATTGACGATAACCTCTACAAGGCACAGTTTAAGCCGACCAACCTCGGCCTCACTGAGTCGTTCCATCAGACCAAGGAAATTTACGCCGCTAACGTGTTCAACACGGCTACGACGTATAACGCATCAGTCGGTGGTGACGGTGTTGCGCTCTGCTCGACATCGCATCCAATCGACGGCGGCCTGACCATCGCTAACAAGCCTACAATCGACGTTGATTTGAACGAATCGACCCTCCTTAACGGTATGGTCGCTATCCGTCAGAACTTCCGCGATATTGCTGGTAACAAGATTTTTGCGCGTGGTCGCAAGCTGATTGTTCCGCCAGCACTTGAGCCTGTTGCTATTCGCCTCACGAAGACGCAGCTGCGTCCGGGAACGGCAGACAACGACGTAAACGCTATCATGTTTACGGGCGGCGGTCTCCCAGAAGGCTATATGGTCATGGACTTCTTGACCTCGAACTTCGCTTGGTTCCTGCTTACGAACATTAAGGGTCTCGTATACATGGAACGTATGCCATTCGAAATGGACATGCAGGTGGACTTCACGACTGACAACTTGTTGGTCAAGGGTTACGAGCGTTATTCCTTGGGTTACTATAACTGGCGTTCGATCTACGGCTCGTTCCCAACAGCTTAAGGAGAAGGCAATATGTCTATTTCAGCATTCTCCGGCCCATTAGTATCCTTTGGGCAGAACACCAACCCGAATAGTCCGACAATGACGGACTATAATCCGGAAGCTGGCCCGTCGTTGTTTTACAACGGCGTGGCTCTTCTTGATCAGCGTTGGCCTTACAGCTACGAACCGGGACAGAACTTCGGTAATGTCACGGCTGGTTTCTCCGTTCAGAACGTACAAACACTGAACGTGGTTCCTTATGCGTTGAGTGCTACAGCGATTTCGGCTGCGTTGGCTACTACCGCCTCTACGCCAGTAATTCTTGTCTCGTCTTCTTCGACAACGACAGGTGTTGCTACCGCTGTTTCAATCAACCGCGCTGATACGGGTGCTGCTGTCACTGGCCTTCTGGCTATTGACGGTTACACTTCGGTCACGGGTTATGTTTCGAACGGCACAAGCGGCACGGCTGGTAACATCCTCATCGTTAGCACGGCATCGTATGCTCCGCTCGCGGTTGGTATGGTTATTAGCGGCACGGGCGTCACGGCTGGTACTTATATCACTGGCTATGCTCCATCGCTTAACGTCTCAAACGGCAATTCTGCTACTGGCGGAACGGGTGCTTATTACGTAAGCAACTCATTCGCCGCTGGCACAAGTGGTTCGCCAATTACGATCAATGCTGCACTTGGCACAAGCACCGTTCCTGCCACTTCGCAGTCGCGTATTGCTTTTGGTCAAGCTGGTACGGTCCAGTTGTGGAACCCACAGAGCCTCATCGCTCGCGCTGTTAGCATTACGCCGACATCCGCTAACCCGACCGCTTCGATCACATTTACAGTCGCTGGCTATGATATTTATGGCTATCCGATGTCTGAAGTGATTTCCCTCACAACTGGTTCCACTTCAGGAACAGCTGTGAACGGAAAGAAAGCGTTTAAGTATATCACATCTGTAACGCCTAGCGTGACAGATACGGTTACTTACTCGGTTGGAACGACCGATATTTTCGGGCTTCCTATCCGTGCGGACAACTTTGGTGAACTCTTGATCAACTATCCTGCGACAGTTGTGACGGCAAATACCGGGTTTACGGCGGCTGTTACTACCTACGCTACGACAACGACTGGCGACGTTCGCGGCACGTATGCATTGCAGACGGCTTCTAACGGCTCCCGCCGCCTCATCGTAACGCAGTCTCCGCAAGCGTATAATATCGGCACGACGACCACAGGTCTGTTCGGCGTAACCCAAGTATAAGGAACTAAGCTATGAAGGGTAAGCACCATCACGGTGATACTGCTGCGCAGCATCACAAAGGGCATATGGATCACCACGATCTAAGCCACCACCACCGCGCCCACCGTAAACACGGCGGCCATGTCGGTAACGTTGCTCATGAAGGCGACGTTGCTCATGACGAGGCACCGCACGACGTTTACGCTGGTGCAAATTCGCCTACTGTTAAGGAAGCGATGAAGAAGAAGCGCGGCGGAAAAGTCCACCATGGCCACAAGGAAGTCGAGATGCATGGGCATAAGGCTCATCACCGTCTTGACCGCCCGGCACGTAAACATGGCGGCAAGGTCGGCGCTGAAATGAACCCGTTCTCGGCAGCTCGTCACGTTAAGACGCCAGCGGGCCGCGACGTAGACTCGGTGGAAGACTGACTGCGGTTACTCAGCAGGTGGTAGTCCAAAGTGGATACAGGGTGCGATAAAGCACCCGGGCGCACTACATAGGCAGCTTCACGTTCCAGAAGGGGAGAAAATCCCCGCCAAAAAACTGGAAAAAGCAGCGCACAGCAGCAACCCCTTGCTTGCTAAACGCGCAAGTCTCGCGAAGACGCTGAAGAAGATGCATTGACTAAGAGGGGGGAGAAATCCCCCCTTCTTTTTTCGAGGGATTGATATGACAGCAGCATGGACAAGAAAAGAAGGCAAGTCGGAGTCTGGCGGATTAAACGCCAAAGGCCGCTCATCTTACCATTCTGAGACTGGCGGTACTCTTAAAGCCCCAACAAAAGACACAGGGAATTCTCGTCACAAATCGTTTTGCGCCCGCATGGAGGGTATGCGCTCAAAGCTGACGAACCATCATAACGCTCACGATCCTGACAGCAGGATCAATAAATCCCTCAGGAAATGGGGCTGTTAATGTCTAAGAAACCGTTCTGGGAACACCCGGCTGAAAAAGACGCGCATCATAAACATTTGACGGCGAAACAAAAAACAACTGCGAAGGCACACGCAAGAGCTGCTGGCAGACCATACCCAAATTTGGTAGATAACGCAGCGGTAGCCCGCACGAAAGGAAAGTAAAAAATGCGCCCAATTACAGTAACGGTCGGTTCTTTGGCGGCTGCTAGTGCGAATAATATCGCCCTCACTCAGACACCTACATCATCCTTCACAATCAACGGAGCACTTGCTTCTGGCGGTGTCGCGACCCTTGATACGCCGCGTCGTATTTTGTTCACCCCTACGGGTAATGAGGCGGCAAATACATTCACAATCACTGGAACGGCGGCTAATGGTTCGCCTCTTACTGAAGCCTTGGCGGGTGCTAACGCTACTTCATTCTATTCAAACCTCGATTTTGCGACAGTCACTTCAATCACATTGAAAAATGCTGCAGCAGCAGCAATTACGGTTGGAACAAACAACATCGCGTCATCCCCATGGGTTCGTTTTGACGAGTTTTCTCTCTCTCAAACCGCCATTCAGTGTACCGTTTCTGGTACAGTGACGTACACAATTCAACAGACCCTTCAAGATCCCAATAGCCCCACAAATCCGGTCAACCCGTACTCTGTTACGTGGTTGAATTCCTCTGATTCTGCTGCGGTTAATGCTACAACTTCTGTTCAAAGCAGCTACCAATATTCACCTGTTTTTGCTAAAGTTACCGTTACGAGCGGCACGGGTTCTGTCACCGCAATATTCACGCAATTCGGCGTTGCGCCGTACTAATTGGAGCTACCCATGTCTGGTTTAAGTTTCCCCGGTAACTCAGTAGATCAAGCAATTCAAACAGAGTACCCATCTCGTTTGCGTGATAACTTGGGCCGCACAGAAGTATCTGAAGTACAGAATTTGTTTGAAGCGGACTTTGAATACGGAACCCAGCCAATGCGCTGGGAACAATACATTTCTGGCGGCGGTAGCATATCTGCTGTTTCTGCCTCTGGTGGTATCACGATGTCCGTTACGGCGGCTTCTGGAGATGTCGCACTTCGTCAAACACGCCCTTACATCCGCTATCAGCCGGGCAAAACCATTTATATGTCGTCTGGCTTTGTGTTTGGTGCGCCTTACACAAACCAGCGTCAGCGTGTTGGCTTCTTTGATGACGGCAACGGTATTTTCTTTGAACAGGGTGACCCAACGGCTAACAACCCAACAGGAATGGCTGTTGTCTATCGTTCTGACGTTGGTGGATTGCCGTTCGACACCAAAATTACATCTGATCAATGGTCTGACCCACAGGGTATCAAATCATCCATCAATTGGAGTCAGATCCAGATGATCTGGATTGAGTTCGCTTGGTATGGCGCTGGTTTGCTTCGTTGGGGTGTTGTTATTAACGGAGAACCATACGTCCTTCATCAGGTTGGTATCGGTAATAAAATCAGCCAGACAACGCCATGGTCACGCACAGGTAACATTCCGGTTCGCTATGAATTGCGCAATATTGGCCCAATCACGACTGGTTCGTCGCCTTATACGATGGCCCATTACGGCGTTTCGGTTCTCGCGAAGGGCAAAATTGATACGCAACGTGGCTTTACATACGGTTACGGGATGGCGGCGAATACGCCAACGCGTACTGTAGCTACGTCTTCAACTCGTTACCCCCTCCTCTCAATCCGTTATCGCACCATGGGTACGCTTGAGTATGGCGTAGATACAAACTATTCCGGCTCAAACGGTTCCCTCCCTACTGGCGGCGCAGCCATCACTAGCTCGTCCGTTCTTGCGTCACAGGTTGCGACTTCCTCCATTTCAGGCACGACGCTCACCATTGGCACGGTCACATCAGGTACAGTGGCTGTGGGGCAGCTTGTGACTGGGGCGAATGTGGCGCAAGGTACTGTCATCACCGCCAATATCTCAGGCTCTGGAGCGGGTTCTACGTGGACCGTAAACGTGTCTCAGACGGCGGCTTCCTCCACCATGTACATGACTGCTGGTAGCGTTATTACTGCTTCTAGCGCCACTTGGACGGCTAACCAGTGGGCAGGTAAGTATGTGTGGTCGCGTGGGGTAACTCAGGGCGTATCCAGCTTCACAGCAGCCGCAAACGTTGTTACGGTAACCACATCATCCGCTCATTTCTTAACAACCGGGCGTTACCTTACGTTCTCGGGCGGTACTCTTACGACTGGTTCGCCAAACGGTACGTTCCAAATTACGGTTACCGGGCCTACGACGTTCACGTATACGGTTCCTAGCGGATCTGGTACGCCGGGCGGTACACTTGTGTATACTCAGGGTCTTGGCCCAATTGGGCGCATTATCTCCAACACAACCACAGCATTGACAGTTGTGGATAACGTGTTGGGTAGCGCCTCCTTGCCTTATCCAATGGCTGTTACCCCGGGCGCGAGCGCAAACTACATCATTGGTGAAATTGATCGTGGTCAGATCCTCCCGCAAACGCTGAACATTTATTCGTCAGCCAACTGCACATTGGAATTGATCACATCGACGTACTATTCGCCAATCGCTTTGACTGGCGCAACGTTTAACACGATGTATTCGCTTGGATCTTTGAACAGCTTTGTGGAACGAGATGTCTCGGCTACAGCCCTCACAGGCGGCGAAGTGGTGTATAATACCCCTCTTCCTGCTGGTGGGTTGCAGAACTTTGACCTCACAAACTTCTTCCCGCTGTTTAACACAGTGCAGGGGGATGCTCCTGACGTCCTTACGGTCGCTATCACGACCCCATCGTCTGGTACCTTTACCGTTGGTGCATCTATCATTGCGCAGGAAGCGATGTCCTAATGACAACGAGCGGCACATACAATTTTAACCCCAGTTTAGGTGAAGTCGTTCTCAACGCCTTCGCCCGCTGTGGTGTGCGCCGCACCGCCCTCCTTCAAGAACACATGCAGGACGCAAGGTTTGAAGCGAACCTTATGTTCTCAGAGTGGTCTAATCGCGGGGTAAACCTTTGGAAGGTAGATTTGCAAAGCGTCCCCTTGGTGCAGGGCGTGACCACTTATTCTGCGGCAGAGATGGATAATGTAACGGGCGCTTCTGGAAATGGATCGACCGTTACTTTGACATACAGCAGCACCAATTCGTATGCAGCAGGGCAAATTATAACGGTATCGAACATTAATCCTACTCAGTATAATGGGACTTATACCGTTACCTCTGCGACATCTACATCTGTATCATTCGCTTCTACTGTGACGGCTACGTATATTAGCGGCGGCACTATCACGGGTAATGCGCAATCTACCATTATGGTGCTTGACGCGTACATCACGACAAATTCTGGTAAAGAAACTCAATTTGACCGCGTAATTATGCCTATTTCGCGCACGGAATACGCACAAACACCTAACAAAAACCTTCAATCCCCACCAACTGTGTTCTGGTTTGATCGTTTGATTAACCCAACCATCACATTGTGGCCTGTACCTGACCAAACGGGTGTTTATACGCTTAACTTTTACCGCGTTATTCAGGTGCAAGATGCGGAAACAACAGGGGCGCAAACCCTTGATATCCCATATCGTTGGCTTGATGCGGCATGTGCGGGGTTAGCTGCTAGATTAGCTAATATTTACTCTCCTGATAGGTCTAATTTGCTTGAGCAAAAGGCTGCACAGGCGTATGATATAGCCGCTACTCAGGATACGGAAAACGTACCTCTTTACATTATGCCGGGGTTGTCCGGGTACTTCAGGACATAATCATGGCGTATCGTTATCATGGTAGAGCAACAGTAAATCCCCACAACCCGGCGGCATTTGCCCGCTGTGACCGTTGCGGGTTTATTTACAACCACAGACAATTGCAATTTCAGTTTGATTATCGCGGCCCGCGCCTCGCTAACTTGAAAATCCTTGTTTGCAAACCTTGCTACGATAAGCCTCAGGCTCAATTAAAGCCTATCGTTCTTACGCAAGATCCTATGCCGATCATTAATGCGCGTCCTGAGAACTTCCTTGACGCTGAAAACACATACCGCACGACAATGGATGGGAAGACCCGCGTTACCCAAGACGGGCAGCCGCGTGTTGTTCAATGGAACGTGGGCGGCGATCCTGTGAATGGTCAGCCAAACCTTTCCCCACCCACTGATGTCGCGCACTTTTTGATACCGACGGAGTAATAAATGGCCAATGAAACCATCCTTATGCTCCCTAACGTCCCTACGGCGTTAAACGGCAATGAAGCAATTGAGATTGTGCAGAGCGGAACGTCGTATCAGTCTACGACGGGTGCTATCGCTAACCTTGCAAATTACAATTACCCAACAATTTCGGCAGGTTATTTGATTGGTAACCCAACTCAAGGTACCGCTGTATCACAACCAACGTCAGTATCCGCCCTTTTAGATGTTGCTTTTGGCTCTACGCAGGGCGGGATTCTTTATCGCGGTGTCGGCAATTGGAATTTCCTTCAGCCAGCATCTTCCGCTGGTTACGCCTTATTATCTGGCGGCCCAAGCGCGGACCCATATTGGCAAGTTGAACCGGGTTTTGGTACGGTTCAAAGTGTCGGGGTCAATACTGGCTCGTCCAATACAAACTTAGTCACGAAAATTGGTTCAACCGTATCCACAACATCCCCTATTACGGCGGTTGGTACAATCTCCATCGTCGATAACCCAACCTTTAACACATCAGTCACATCCCCATTCTTAATTGCTACGGGGACAGTAACCGGATCGTTAAGTGCTGGGGCTGTTTCATATGGAACATTAAGTTATCCAGATACGAACGTTCTCGCGTCGTTCCAATCGTCTGTAGCTTCTTATAATCAAATAATTGTTCAAAATTCGAGCAACAACGCTGCGGCGTCTGCATCGTACCTTGTTTCAAATGACGCTGGCACAGCATCCACATATTTTGGCGAATTTGGAATGAACTCATCCGGTTTTTCCGGAACTGGTGCATTTAATGCCCCTAATACTGTTTATTTAGATTCAACATCCGCAGACCTTGCGATTGGTACGACGACAGCAAACGCCATCCACTTTGTGGTCAATAATGGCACGACAGACGCAGCTACCATTTCTTCTGCTGGTATCTTCTCTTTAGCAACAGCCCTCGCAGCCACTTCTGGTGGCACGGGACAGGCCTCTTACGCTATTGGGGACATCCTATACGCCAGCACAACAACAGCCCTCTCACGCCTCGCTGATGTCGCTACGGGCAATGCCCTGATATCTGGCGGCGTATCCACCGCCCCTTCTTGGGGTAAGATTGGTCTTACAACGCACGTATCTGGAACCCTTCCTGTCGGGAATGGCGGAACTGGTCAATCCTCTAACTGGACTCAGTGGGGAGCCATTTATGCGTCAACAACGGGCGTTCTCGCATCGACGGCTGTCGGTGTTGCTGGTCAGCCTCTTCTCGCTGGTCAAACATCGGCCCCGTCATTTGGCAATCTAAATATAGGCACAGCCAATACGAACGTCACTGGTACGCTTACAGTCACCAATGGCGGCACTGGCGCTGGTACATTTACGGCAAACGGTATTATCTATGGCAATACAACAAGTGCGCTTGGCGTAACAGCCGCAGGAACAACCGGGCAAATTCTAATTGGCAACACAAGTGCTGCGCCATCTTGGGCGGCGGCTACATCAGTTGCTGTCACATCTATATCGTTTGGTACGACTGGGTTAACCCCAAATACGGCTACACAAGGTGTGGTTACAGTAGCTGGTACACTTGTCGCAGCTAACGGCGGTACGGGCCAATCAACATACGCTGTTGGTGATTTGCTTTATGCATCCGCAACAAATGCCCTCTCACGCCTTGCAGACGTTGCTACAGGGCAGGTTCTTATTTCTGGTGGTGTAAATACAGCCCCGTCTTATTCCGCCTCACCAACGCTTACGACTTCATTAACGGTGCCATTGGTTCTTGGCGGTACAGCAACTAGTTCGACCCTTACGCTTCAATCAACATCTGGCGCGGGCACAACGGACTCTGTTGTTGTTAAAACAGGTAATAACGGTGCTGTGACGGCGGCTACTTTTAACACGGCAGGTGTAGCTACATCCGTAAACTGGTACAACACAGCCACGCAGACGGCCACAAACACCGCGACACTGACTGCTGCACAAATTACCTCGCCGTTTTTGCTTGGAACACCTACAGCAACAGCGTCTTATACGTTACCGCTCGCTTCGGCGGTTGAAACTGCTTTAGGTACCCCACCAAACGAAACAGGGTGGGAATTTATTGTTTTTACAACTGCTGCGTTTGCGATCACGCTTCTCACGAATACGGGTTGGACACTTGTAGGTTCGATGGCAACAGGCGCTACAGCCAACAGTTTTGCCCGCTTCAGAGCAAGAAAAACTGGTGCGGGCGCTTATTCACTTTACAGGATCAGCTAACATGCCAATTTCTCTTAAAGGTACGACATCTGGTCAAGTTACCCTTACTGCCCCGGCAGTTGCTGGGTCGGGGACGCTTACGCTTCCCACAACAACGGATACGGTCGCTACCCTCACAAGCAACACATTCACAACTCCCGCTATTGCTGGCGGAGCTGCATTTAACGGGGCAACAAGTGGGGCAGTAACTATTGTTGCTCCTGCTACTGCGGGGACAAACACACTTACGCTTCCCGCTACCACGGGTAATATTTTGGCATCAACGAGTGCGATTGGTTATACGACTGGAGCGGGTGGTGCGGTAACTCAAACGACCAGCAAATCTACAGCCGTGACGCTTAATACGCTTTCCGGTCAGATCACGATGAATAATGCTGCTTTGGCAGCGGGCGCGTCCGTTTCATTTGTTGTAAATAACACGGCGGTCGCATCTGGTGATATGATTATAGTTTCAGGCGCTTACCTTACTGTAAATCCGTCAAACTACCGAATTGAAACAGCGTATATCGGCACAACAGGCTCATTTTCTATTAGGGTAACAAACATTTCAGCAGGATCGCTGTCTGAAGCACTTGTAATAAATTTTGCTCTCATCAAGGGCGCAACAGCGTAATGTGGGAATAAATCATGTCAACACTTGCAGTATCCCAAATTACAAACCCATCAACCTACTTTGTGGGGACTGGTTCAATTTCTGGCACTACCCTCACAATCACCGCCGTTACATCTGGCGTGTTGGCGGTAGGCGCTACAATCACGGGTACGGGTGTAACATCTTCACCCGCAACAACAATTCAAAGTATTACGCAAGCTACGACGCTCCCATACACATATGTGGTGAATCAATCTCAGACCGTATCATCCACCACGATTAACGGCACGACTGGTGCTGTCTCCATGACGATGAACGCGAACGGCAGTGTCACGTTTGGCGTCCCATTGATCGCAGTCACATCCACAACTACGACTGTATCTTCCCCACTCGCGTGGAATAGTGGAAGCTACCAACAGTATTCCCTTACCGCCCTTGCGAATTCCCTTACGATTAACGCGGATTCTGGATCACCATTAGATGGTCAGCGCATGATTTTCCGTATTAATGATAACGGCACTGCCCGCGCATTAACATGGGTAACGTCTGGTTCAGGGGCATTTAGGGCTGTTGGGGCATCTTTACCGACCACAACAACCGCCAATAAAGCTACTTATGTAGGGTGCATTTATAATGCCTCTTCATCAACTTGGGATGTCGTTGCTGTGGGGACGCAATCGTAATGGCTGTTACTAAACAAGTATTTCTCACTACTGTTGGCTCTGGAACTTGGACAGTCCCAAGCGACTTTTTCTCGTTAAGTAGTGTTGAAGTTATTGGTGGGGGTGGATCAGGCGGCGTGTCGGCTGGGGGCATTTCAATTGCTTCCGGCGGTGGCGGTGGTGCTTATTCAAAAATCACAAGCCTGTCTTTAACAATTGGCGCTTCTATCTCTTATACTGTTGGTGCTGGAGGAGCAGCAGCGACAAGTTCAACTACAGCAAATGGTAACTCCGGTGGTGACACTTGGTTCAATGGTGCGTCTCTTGCCGCATCATCTGTTGGCGCAAAAGGTGGCGGCGGCGGGATAGGGAGAACAAACGCGACAGCATCCGGCGGCGCAGGTGGATTAGCATCCGCTTCTATTCCTCCTGCTAATGCTTTTTCCGGTGGAAATGCTGGTGATGCAAGTGGATCTAGCAGCAAAACATCAACAGGTGGAGGTGGCGCAGCTGGGCCTAATGGCGCTGGTAATTCTTCACCTGCACAAACTACAACTGCACAAGGAATTGGCGGGTCAGGTGACGCAGGATTTGGTGGTGCTGCTGGTTCTGGAAGCGTTGGCGGAAACGGAACAGAATTTAGCTCCTTATATGGATCAGGCGGAGGCGGTAGTGGGTCAAACGCCACTGGTTTCGCTGGTGGAAACTATGGTGGTGGCGGCGGAGGTATTGCTGTTGCGAGTGCTGGATCAACTACATCTGGAGCTGGCTCACAAGGCCTCATCGTAATCACATATATTTCCTCTAGTCCTACAAAAACAATTTTTATTACGGCGGGTACATCGTGGACTGTCCCATCTGATTGGAACTCTGCGAATAACACTATTGAAGTTATTGGCGGCGGTGGATCTGGAGGCGCTAATGGTAATTCAGCGGCGCAAAATGCAACAGGCGGCGGCGGCGGAGCGTATTCTAAAATTAATAGTTTAACGCTGACGTTAGGTGCAAGTATATCCTATGCAGTGGGAATCGGCGGAGCTGCTGTTACAGTTTCAAGTGGCGCATCAGCATCGGGAAATTCTGGCGGAGACACTTGGTTTAATGGGGCATCGTTAGCTGCTTCTTCCGTTGGTGCAAAAGGTGGATCGGCAGGAGCCGCGTCTTCTGCTTCATCTTTGGCTGGAGGGGCTGGCGGCGCAGCAGCATCAGGCGTTGGCACGACTAAGTATTCCGGTGGCGCAGGTGGATCGGTAACAGGGTCTTCAACAAAGCAAAATGCTACAGGCGGTGGAGGTGCTGCTGGACCTAGTGGATCTGGGAACAGCGGTGCAAACTTAGCATCCCCCTCGGGGGCAAATTCTGCGGGTGGATCTGGAGATGCAGGAAACGGCGGAGCAGCAGGAACCGTAGCGGGCGGCGCGGGTGGTAATGGCACAGAGTGGCAATCGTCTCCGGCATATGGATCTGGGGGAGGCGGCGGTGGTAACGCTAATGCAACCCCCGGAGGTTCAGGAGGATCATATGGAGCGGGAGGCGGCGGTTCAGTTAACCAAAGTGCAAGCGCAACAAGTGGGGCGGGTTCCCAAGGTATAATTGTTATCAGCTACGTTCCTTTTACCCCCGGTCAATTTTTCTTATTCTTCTAAGGTGCATCATGGAACCACAAACCATAATTGATATTATCGCTGGTGCCGTCCTTGCTGCACTTGGGTGGTTCGCAAATGAAATGTGGACCGCGATGAAAGAGCTTCGTCAAGATGTTCATGACCTAGAGGTAACCCTACCATCCCGATACGTCAGGAGGGAGGAATTCTCTGAAGGTATAAAGGAAATCAAAGACTTGCTTGGGAAAATCTTTGACAAATTGGACAATAAAGTCGATAAGTGAAGTCCCTTAACGGAGGTAAAAATGTCAAAAATTACGCTTGAATTGGCTATCCACGAAGTAAACGCAATCCTTACTGGCCTTGCGAAACTCCCTTACGAAGCGGTGCATGAGCTGATTACGCTTATCCGTGGGGAAGGGACAAAGCAGATTGAAGCTAACCCGGCGATTGCGGCTGCTCCTGCGGCCACTCCAGAAGCACCTGCTGTAGAAACCCCGGCGGCTTAAAATGGCTATCACGTACTCTTGGCAAATAAATGGGATGAGTTCTATCCCATCCCCAAATTTGTACAATAGTTACGTGATCATGACCGTTAACTGGCAATATTCAGCTAGGGACGGACAATACTTTTCAACCATATCCGGGGTTACGGAATTAAGTGAACCTGAAGGTCCAGACTTCATACCATTTGATCAGGTTACCCCGGACATTGCCGCGAGTTGGGTCGCGGGCGCACTTGGGGACACTACAGTCCAGCAAATGCAGTCCAACTTAGAACAAAACATAAACAAACAAAAAACAACATCAAATACTAACCTACCGCCGCCCTTTACTTTAGGGTAAGATATAATGGTAGCTTTTGGAGCCGATCATGTCTCTTACCTATGCGACGTTAACCACTTCATTGGCGAACCTTATCGCCATCCAATCTTCCGATTCAAATTTTCAAGGCATCCTGCCTGAAATCATTGATTACGCGGAATTGCGCATTCAGCGCGATCTTGACCTATTAAATACTGTTACGGCGGATACTTCTACAGTTACGACAGCGGGTAGCAGGAATGTCACGATCCCTAATACATTTGTGACGGTTCAACAGATCAACGCGCTTACCCCCGCAGGGGCAACAGCGACTTCTGGAACCCGCATAGCCTTAACACCCGTTGCCAAAGAATATATGGATGCCGTGTACAACACCCCATCCGTTACGGGCATACCCGTGACGTTCGCGATGTTAAGCCAGTTTAACGTCATCCTTGGGCCATACCCAAATGATGGGTACACCCTTGAGGTTGTGGGGACGCAGCGTGTTACGCCTCTTTCCGCCACAAATAGTACCAATTTCCTTTCCACTTACCTGCCAGACCTATATTTGGCGGCTGCTATGATCTTCACATCCGGTTGGATGCGTAACTTTGGGTCGCAGTCTGATAACCCGCAAATGTCCGTATCGTGGGAAGGGCAATACGGTAACCTACTTAAATCCGCTACCGTGGAAGAATTTCGCAAAAAATTCCAAGCGTCCGCGTGGTCATCCATGTCACCGCCAGCAGTGGCTTCTCCTACGAGGTAAGCCATGCCATTTGGTTCGATTAAGTTTACCCCCGGCGTTAATGCGGAATACACCCCAACCCTCAATGAGGCGGGGATTTCCGCCAGCAACCTCATACGTTTCCGTGATGGGCTGGTTGAGAAATTAGGCGGGTGGGCGAAGTATATTAACACTGTGATGCCATCAAAGGTCCGCGCTTTGAACGCGTGGCAAGATCTGAACACGCAAACCTACCTTGGGGTAGGTGGGACAAACTCGCTTGGGTATATTTCCAACCTTACCCCTAGCAACCCAGCATCTACGTATTACACAAACATTAGCCCAAAATACGACGACCAAAACGTTGCGCCAAAATTCACAACGACCGCTGGGTCATATTTGGTAACGGTAAAAGACACAAACCGCAACGCCACTTCGTATGATACTTTGTGGCTTAAAACACCCATATCTGTTGGCGGGTTAATCCTTTCTGGTCTGTACGACATAACTTTTGTTGATTCAAACACTTACACGTTTAACGCAAGTTCATATGCGACTCAGACAATCAGCTCTACATTTTCTGGAACCGGGACAATATCAAATGGTTCTGGTGGGGCTGGAACAATCCTTAACATTACCGCAGTGTCATCCGGTACTATTGGGATTGGGAGTTTCATCACAGGTACTGGCGTATCTTCCAACACATACGTTGAGGCTATCCTCACGGGTTCAGGCGGTGTTGGCACATATTTGGTGAACAATTCGCAAAACACATCATCTACCACAATCTCATCCGCATCAGCGGGTGTTGTCCCATATTTCTCTCTCCCTGCCGGATCGTCTATTTGTACATGCGTATTCCATAACCATGGGTTTATTGTAGGCAGCACTGCCACCTTCCTTACCGCCACCACAATCGGCGGCGTGAAGATACTTGGTGATTACCCAGTACAAACCGTCGTTGATGCGAATACGTTTACGTTTAATACATCCGTCGCGGCCAACTCCACGACAACCCCATCATTTATGAATGGTCAGTTTTCGGGTTCTGGGTCAATTTCCGGGACCACGCTTACTATTACAACTGTAACGTCCGGATTTTTGTTTGCAGGGATGTTGATATCCGGAACAGGGATATCTTCCGGAACAACAATCTCAAATCAATTGACAGGCACAACTGGTGGGGTCGGGACATATACTGTAAATAACTCCCAAACCACATCTTCTGCGACTATTAACGGAACGCAGAATTTGGCCCATTTTTATTATTACATAGGATTAGGCCCGGCAACCGCTGGTGGTGGGTATGGTGCTGGACCTTATGGCGTTGGGGGATATGGTGTTGGCGCATCTGGCGCGAACTTTGTGGGCACAGCATCTATTTCAAACGGGTCAGGTGGGGCTGGGAATACCCTTAACGTCACAGCCGTATCAACGGGTAACATCGCGATTGGGACGGTCATCACATACCCCGTTACTATTGGCGGTGTAGCTACAACGGGCACCACTGTTGTGACGGCGTTTAATAGCGGATCAGGCGGTACGGGTAGGTACACAGTCAGCCCTGCCCCAACTCAATATATCGCTTCAGAAACGGTGTCGGGAACCACGGTTCACGCGGGTGCAAATACCGTGCAAGAAACTTGGAGCTTGGATAACTGGGGGCATGCACTTGT